GATTGGGACTACGAACCCCGATAACCCGCTTCATGTCGTCGGGGCGGGCAACTTCCCCTTCCGTATTCAAGGCGACGAAGGCAACCTTCGGATGAACAAATACGGCCACCTTCACATCCAAAACGATAACTCTTCCCCTATTGATGGTGCAACGATTGACAGTCCCTTGTGGTCTGTCGGCCAGCGTGATGGAGGGCAATTTGACATAGCCTTCGGTGCGTTAAGCACCCAATTGGTTGCGGCTGGCGATGCTTTGCTGACCCTTCAACGAGCAGGGAATAGCGCAACAGGAACAAAGCAGATTGGCTTCTTGGGGGCTACACCAACAGGGGCAATTGACGATGGTTTGGGGTCGCCCTTACAACCTATCCTTCCTACGCTTCCCGCACCAACCCCAAATGAAACGGCTCTCGCTCAACGGTTGGATGAGATTCTTGCTGGACTTCAAACGCTCGGACTTTTCCTATGAGGTGAAAAAATGGATAAATGGCTTGATGAATATGTCGAACAAATTATGGCGCAACAGGTTGTGCGCAACGGTATTTTTAAGAAAAAGGTGAAGAAAAATGACTAAAAGAAAAGGAAAAATCGTGTATCAGCCACCCGAAAGGTGCTATACAAATGTGAACATTGAAGAAACACCGCATGGCTACCGTCTATTTAGGGACGGCGAAAGCCATCATTTTACAGTCATCCCGTTGTCAAAAGCGGTATCGGTGGACTATAAAGGAAGTGGAAAAAATGAATGAAGAATTGATGTTGCTTGCTGGCTTGGGTATTTTTGCAGTCGGATTTGGTCTTAAACACTATCGAAAACTGCGCACAAAGGTCAAAGAGGCACTTGAGGATGGTGAATTGAGTCTTGATGAAGCCCTTGACATTGTGCAGTCCGTTGAAAAAACCATTGAAGAAGTGAAATCCTTGCCTTCTCCTTCTGCTATGAAGCGTATGCGCAAAGACGAATTGAAAGCATTGTGCGCAGAACATGAAATTGACGCACAAGGAACAAAAGATGAAATTATTGCACGGCTTAGGGAGGCTCTTGAATGACTTATTATTGTGAAGTCGCTGATGTTGGTTCACGCCTTTCCCTTGACAGTGCGCAACGCACACGGGCAGAAAATCGAATTAAGCGCCACATCCGTCAAGCCGGGATTGAAATAGACCAATGCTTCCTTGAATATGGACGAGATGAACCAAGCGGTGTTATCCAAGAAACAACGCTTAATTCCCCAATTGACATTTCAACGGATGATACGCAATTCCGTGTTTCTTCTTTTATTGGCTTTGACTCAAGCGGTGGAAAGGGAAACATTGATGGAGATACCTTTACATATACAAGTCTGCAAAATGTTGGAGGTTCACACTACATTCAAGGGGTTTCGGGATTGTCATTCGACCACGCAAGCGGCGAGATTGTTCAATACGGAGAGTTTGCTCATGTTGTGCGTGAAATCTGCGCAGACCTTGCGACGGCTTCATATCTTGAGGACGAAGGCACAATGCAAACAAATGCAGACGGTGGGCTTCGTGGGCAAGCACTGCGCAAGCGTGGAATGAATGCCCTTATGCGCCTTGCGCACATGGGAGAGGCTTAAGGATGCAAACACACACACGACGAGGCTCGACGGTTGAGTTCAAACTCACAACCGATGATTCGGGTCTGCGTCGTGCATTGGCTTTTATGGGTCGTGAAGGTGGAAAGCGCCTTGATGGTTTGATGAAGCAAATTATTGACGAAGAAGTGGAACGAGCAAAGTTAAGGCTCAAAATGATGGCGAGGGCGCTTGCTGGCGTAAAAGTCCCGCAAACAACGCTTTATGTCCCAATGCGCAGATTCAAACAGTCTAAAAACATTCATGTGAAGGTGGCCGACGCATTGAAAAACGAGCGTGTGCGAAGCAAACACTACACTGTTCACACGGGAAACTCTTTGAACGAAGCCGCCGTTGGTGTTCTCGGTCAAAGGGGCGGTCGTCTTGCGCACATTGTAGCAAAGGGTATTGACCCGTTTAGATACGGCAACCTTCCCACGACTGTTCGTTCAAGCACTGCGTTTTATGCGGCTACGGGACAACCGGGCGGCGTTTCCTTTTGGATGCGTATGCGTGGCTCTCATCCGGGTTTCTATCAAACATTTGACTACATCGGCACTGTCGAGCAAATGTCAAAAAAGCAATTTCAAGAAGTCGCACCTATTATGATTAAACAGATGGCTCGCGAAGCAGGCTTTGCAGAAGTCCCGACAAAATCCAAACTTTCATCTAAGGTTAAAGGTCAAGGAGTTATGTTTGCGAGAGGCGGTGAATAAAAATGACGGTATCAAGGCAAACAGATTATTGGACTGCGCGGCTTAACGGCCAAGACCCCACTTCTCCCGTTGGGATGAACAACACTGCATGGTCGCTTGACAGTGGCGATGCTGGCGATGGTGTTTCACAAAATGGGTATTGGCGCATAACTTCTTCAAGCGGAGGGCAGTCATGGAAGCAAACCGTCGCTGATGATGATAACGACTTGACTCTCATCTGCGCAATCCATCAGGAATCTGCGCCCGATGCCGATGAAGTGATAATGGCTCTCGATAACGGCACTTATCGGGTTGAGGTTCAAATTATTAACATTCGTCAAGTGAAATTGGTTGGAAGCACTGCCGTTGAAAGTCCAAACCTTGATTTTCAAATGAATGATGATGCCGCCGTTCCCATTATTTTGCGTTTGACTCTCGCCAATGACGGCACTGCTCGACTGTATATGGCCGAAATAATTGAGGACGATGACGCACAACAACACTACCTTGAGGTTTCTGCGCAAAGCACTTCTGCGCAGGGCGCTTTTTTCGGAACGACTACGGGAACGGTTGATTTTTACAGTGTTTATTTCACGCCTCATGGTGCTTATTCCCCCGATGAAATGGATATGTCCGACTTTATTTCACACAGTCTTTTGCGCACAGGTATGAAGGTTCGTGATGTTCTGCGCAATAGCAACCGTTTGTTTCTCAAGACTCATGTTGGAAGCGCAGGAATTAACTATGCGTTTGATTTGTCAAGCGACTCGATGATGAACCGCTATCAATCCCCATCAGTCCATGTGATGATTCAAAAAGCAGACTCCCCTGAGTTTTTGACTCTATCGGGAACACGAACCGACCAGCGATACAATGTGATGATTTTCGTTTCAGCAAAGGGAACAAATTATGAGAATGCTTATCGTCTTGCCGCCTCGATTCTCGGTGAAGTGTTTGATGAATTGTATGTGAACACAGGCTTGGACGATGGTGTGGATAGTCTGCTTGGCTACACGACAACCTTTGATTCAAAGGTGGACGACGATGAAATCGTTTGCATTCACACACTGTCCCTTGAATACATGAAGAAAATCCGAATGTTCTATCGTGAAGCATGATATAATGTTTTTAAGGATAACCTTCATAAAGCAAACCAACCCTCTTTAAAGCATGACGAGCCACCAATTGCGCTATTTGACGATGGCGAGAGAAGCCACATACAATGACTCAAGCACCGAAGTCAATGTTTATGTTGGTGAAGTGGAAAGCGAATCATACCAGCAGTCCTATGATGTGCTAAAGCGCAACGACATTAACTATTATGGCGCACGAAAAGCCATTGTGAGCAAAAAAATCGCAGAAGGCTCTTTCACCTGCGCACTACAACCCGACGCATTCGTGTTGTGCGCACTTCACGGCATCATGGGCGTTGATACACCTTCAACGGACAGTGGTTCAACGCCAACCACCGACGAGCGCCGCTTCACTGAAATCCCATTGACGGCAAGCACCGAATTGCCTTCCTATACGATTCGTGTTGGTCGAGATGACTACGAACACATTTTCCCCGGTCAAGTCATTGAAAGCATCGCCGTTTCCGCAAGCATTGGCGAATACGCTATGCTGACCGTGAACACCGTTGGCGCAGAACAAGAGGATGCAGAAGGCACGCTTGAAACGACCTATGTTCCCGACTACACGGGCGATGCCGCACACTTTGCTGGCGCTTATGTCAATTTTGAATCCGTCGCAACCAACAGTGCGTTTTCAAACATGGTTCAAAGCATTGACTTTGAAATCAAGACGAACCGTGATATGGATAACGCATATAGCCTCGGCAGTGAAACCTGTGTGCGCAAGCCACCTATCACCCTGCGAGAAGTGAGCGGTTCAATCACCTTCCACAAAGCATTGGACTCAACCGACAGTGCAAGCGGTGCGCCTTATTTTGAGGAATTGCGAGCCGCAACCGCCGCAGGCGGAGAAGCATTGTTTGACCCAAGCGGCGCTGATGTTCCCGCACTATCCGCTTTGTTCCGTGTGGACGCAGATAACTACATTCGCTTTGACTTTGGGCGAGTCATTTATGAAATGCCTGAAACCTCGGTATCAGGTCGTGATTCGCAAACTATGACCGTCAATTTCCACGCACTATGGGAAGATGATGCAAGCGGTCGTGATGGAATGGTTGAAATCACCGCTAAAGGAACGGGCGCAAGCGACTATGATGCAGTCTGAGGTGGGTTAAATGCCTATCACAGACCCTTCCGCAGTCGCAACGACAACCGTTCATGGAACGCATTTAACCATTGGCGCTCTCATCGAAGGAGTCCTGCAAGGTCTTAACGCAAATAGCGAAGTTATTGACATTTCAGTGGTTCGCAGGGCAGTGGGGAATAACTACACTGCCTTCATCACTTATGAAGAAGCACCAGCCGCACCTTGAGGTGAATAGTCCATGATGAGCAAAAGAAGTCGCTCATTGGATAGCATAGAAGAAAAGGAAAGTGAATACAATGCCTGTATTGAAGAAAGAGATTGAATTAGACAACGGAAACATGATTTGGGTTCGTCAAGCATCAGGTCTTGACAAATTGAAAATTGAAAACATTCAGCAACGGGTTGCTCGGCAATTCCGCCACTTTGGTCTTGACCCGACCGAATGGACTCCCGAACAACATGAAGAGTTTGCCGTGGCTATGGATGAAGCGGGTGCTGGAATTGAAGCACAAATCCAAGCATGGATTCCCAATTGCATTTTGACCGAGGACTTCGACATTAACACTTTGACGAGCCTTGAATTGATGGATATTCTGCGCTTTGTGCGTGGCGACACTTTGGAGGGCGCAGTCCCTTTGGGTTAATTGGGCGTGTAGCACCAACACTATGTTCAGCATTCAAAGGAACACTACCAAGCGACCTATTCAAGCGTTATGATGATGAAACGGGCTATGAAATGCTTCAATTTGACATGATGGTTGCGGCTGAAATATCCGACAGAATCAAAGAACAACACGACGAAGCAAATAGCAAAATAGACGGAAAGCGAGCAGTCGCACGAAGGAATCAAAAAAGAGCCGAGCGCATATCACAAAAGGACATGGGAAACTTCATGCAACAATGGGCTAACGGTGAATAGGGATGGCGAGAGTCGGTGCGGCAAGAGTCTTTTTCGACATTGTAGGGACTTTTCAAGCACAATCCCTTCTCGGTGATACCGAGGCCGCTACAACGGCTCAACAGGCTATCCTGCTTGACGCTATCGGCGGGATTAGCGAAGCCTTTGATGAAATGTCCCAATTTATTTTGCAGGCCACGCAAGAGGTCGTGGATGCGTTTTTTGAGCATGAAGAACAGTTAATTCGTGTGCGCAAGTTTTATTC